TGTATTGTCTTGTGGCATCGGAGGCAACGCGACACCCAACTGCTTCTCGATATCGCGCCGGTATTGGAACGCTAAGTGCTCCATAATGTGCGCCTGCAAAGAGGCGGTGATCTGTTGCGCCATCGGGTTTTGCCCAATCATCTGAGCCATCTTTGGGTCTTGCCCAAACGCCATATGGACTTGAATGTGCGCTTCGTGATCTTGGTAGATAAATGCCTTCAACGGTTTACCCGTCATCGCAAACATATTCTCGGTCACAGGATCGACTGGCTTTTGATCATCGGGCAACGGAACAATCTTGTCAGAGTTCCTTACTCCCAACGTTTCAATCATTTGACGATGCAAGTACGGTAAGTTGTAAAGCTGCGGAGCGGTTTGAGATAACTGTAGTACCGCTTGGTACTGCACGATCTTCTGCGACATTGTTGCCGCATTGGGATCACTCACCGGAATAACATCTACGTCATCGTAGTCTGCTTTCTTTGCAAAGCGATCACCGACTTCTGGCTCGTACGAATACTCTTCTGGCGTGTAGTCGCGGATGATCCCTGCAAGGAGCTTGAACTCCTGCTTCATCGCGTAATAGATGCGAGCCTGCACCGCAGACATTACCTTTAATACACGCTCCAAAATAGCAAGTGTCGTACCGACCGGAGCCTGCGAGGACATATCCGATACTTTGAGATCAGACACCGCAGCAAACCTGCGGCCCTCTTCCACGATCTTGTCCATCAATAAGGACAAAGTTTGCGAAGGCTCTTTGTACGGGAGCGGCAGGATGTTGTCGCGGATCGCGCCTGATGGTACGTCTACGTCTCTAAACTCACCCGGAGCAATCGGAGTATCGTCGCCTTTAACTCGGAGTCCTCGGCTCTTAAGGCCGCCCGGTAAATTGCTAAGCGTTCCTGCATCAACAAGCTGTCGAAGAAGGCTCGTGGCAGCTTTGCTATGGCCTCCAATGAGGTGGATGAGTCCGAAGTAATAAAATCCAAAACCGGGGATGTAGCCGTAATGGACGAAGTGTTGTCGCTTTTGTTTGAGTTTGTCATCTTCACGCCAATTCCTACGTATCGCAAGAATCGTTCCGGTCCCTTTATCAATTGTCACTACGTAAGGTAGTGCAATGCCGGTCTCATTATTATCGTCATCAACGTCGGGGTAGTCGTCTAGGTCAAGGTTTACATGCATCTCTAGCAACTGATACCGATCATCTGTCGATGTGCTAAAGCCTTGGTCCTCTGCCTTTTGCTTCTCTACCTCGTCCATCACGCGCATCGGCTCACCAAGATCCACATCTCGATAAAACCCTGCGTACTGCAACTTCGCTAAATCATTCTTTGTCTTACGCATCCGGTGCGTAACACGCTCTGCCGTCTCTAAGTTCGCCGCCCCGTACGGCACCACAATATCTTCGGCTGGGATGTAGACCGCTGTCTGACGAGCAAGGCTTGGGTCGTAATAAACTTTCTTGAAGGCATTGCCCGACAGGGCCAAAGATAAGAGCATCCGCTCGTGCTCTGGGCGGTACTCCTTCATCACCTCGGTCAACTGATAGTTCATGTCATCTGCGACACGAATCGAAGCGTCCTTCTTCTCCGGAGTCTCTTTACCCACAATCTTAGTCTTGACGGGACCCGCCGCAGGGAAGGTCTCCATAATCGTCTCAGACTGAAACTTAACCGCCGACTCCATCAAGAGCGGGTGAAACACACCACACGCACCGGGCCACGGCTCTGTACGCTCTTCGTACCGAATCCCTAAAATTTGCAGTCCTTTGACGTAGGTATCCAGCCAATCTTTGCGTGACGCTAAGTCCTGCTCGTAGTTCCCAAGCAACTCGCCCGAGATCATCTGCAGTTCGCCCTCGCTCATAAAGTCAGCGAGGTTGGCGTCGAAATCTTCTGCGCGGGGTTCTTCCTTTTCAATCTCAATCTCAAGACCGCCCATACGGATAGAAACTTCTTCCGGGTCCTCGATCTCAATCTCGATTTCAGGCTCCTCCGCAGCAAGGGCTTCGATCCCGAGCGGGGCTTCCATTAAACTTTTATCGACCGCCATTTAAGTTCTCCTAGTAATATCCCGCTGCACGTTTGCCCTTGAACCATTTAATATCTTCTGGCTCATCTGAGGGGAGTTGGATAAACCCTCCCTGCCTGAATCGAAGGAGTGCTAAAGTGGTGGCGTCTACCAAGTCGTCGTGTGTACCACTCGGGAAGTCATTACATTCTTCGACCACTTCCCACGCCCAACGCCGGTCAGGAACCCAAACTATACCGGAAGAAAAAAGATCCGTAACTGCGTTAACTCTTGATATCTTATCCTGTCCTTTACCCGGCGTGAACTCTGATAGCGGCACGCCCATTCTCCGCATCTCCTGATATAACGCTGCACCATTCGATTTCTTCTCAACGATGAAGGAGTCAGGTTGCCAATCCTTATATTCCTCCAACACCATCGCTTTAAGCTCGGGGAATTCGAGTCTTTGTTTTACGGCGTTGAGCAGGATAATGTTGTAGTTGTCAGTGTTCTCGTTTTTAAAGACGCCCCACGTAAGTAGCGCGTTATAGTCCGAGCGGTTGGTTTTCTCTTGGGCGGCGTCGAGACTCATTATGATGTACTCGCAACTCGGCGGGGACTCCTTCTCCCACACCTGCCACCACTCTCTTTTTATTAACGCGCCTTCTTCAGCGGTCGGGTCCTGCATGTACTGGGCTTGCCAATACCGCACATCCATCGACGCTTTCTTCGCAAGAAGCTCCTCAATAGGCCAAAAGTCAGGCCACAGGGGTTTGTCGTTTAAAATCGCAGGAAACTCTACAATCTCCCACTGATCTGCCCCGTCTTCGCGGGTCATGTGGTCAATAATCTTCCCCGTCAAGTCCGACTTCGACCATCTCGTCATCACGACGATAATCGCGCCACCCGGCATCAATCGCTGTACGGGTCCTGACTGGAACCATTCCCAAGCTGGCTCGAATACATCGGCTCTTCCCTGCTTCGCATCCTGTTCGGAATGAGGATCATCAATAATGAATAAATCGGCACCACGACCAGCGAGAGCACCCCCAACACCAATAGCAAAATACTCGCCATTAAAGTTAGTACCCCACCGAGAAGCAGATTTCGAGTCAGCTTGAAGAGAGACGTTTGGGAAGATGTCATGGTAAAGGTCCGAATCGACGAGGTTTCTCACTCTTCTACCGAAATTAACCGCAAGGTCAGCGGTATGGGAGGCCATAATTACCTTTTTATGCGGATATTTGCCAAGGAACCACGCCGGAGCGAGGTAACTGATCATCTCTGACTTACCGTGACGGGGGGCGATATTCACGATCACCCGTTTCTTCTTCCCCTCTGCAATTTCCTCGAAAATCTTGCCCAATCTTTCGTGATGAGGCCCGACTTTGTAGCCCGGATACACGTGTTTAATAAAGGAGAGGAAGTTATCCTTGCCCAACACCTGAGTTTTCTGCGTTTGGTACTGCTTTAAAAGGTCTAGCACGTACCTTTTCTGCTTATCCGACATTGTTGGCAATGCGGATTTAATCGTAGACAGCTTTTCAGGCGTAATTTGCTGCATTTTTAGTCCGAAAGTAGGTCACGAAGCCCCTGACTCTCTCTTCCCCACTGCCCAATCGGGCAGCGTTGGTTCGCAAACCGGACTTTTGCCTTAATAATGCAACCGCAACGCTTACAAATCCCCATTTTGTTGTGCTCGCACGGCTCGCAATGCGACAGACGGTCCTCTGCGGTAGCGCTACGCGCCATTAATTTCCAATCAATCGGCATTTTTGCTCTCTATTACTGCGTATTCCACGTTCTCAAGCACATCAAGCAGCTCTTTTTCCACCTCTTCGATGGGTTTGATCTGATGCGTGACTTCACTACGCTTCTTAAAGGCGTCAACCCCGTCTATCTCGCCTAGTTTGGCAAGGGCTTGGATACGAACTTTACTGTTATCGGCGTGTTCTACTTCATAAACGAGCTTATTAACGACGTACTGCTTGAGGTCTGCAAGGTCTTCCACGATGGCGCAGTTACTCTGCGCGACCATACCAGCAAGATAAGCCATCGCTTCGTTCGGATACTTGCTGTAATCAATCCGTGTCTTAGGATCTTTTAAGTGAGAGGTGGCAATCTCCTTTGCCACTTTCATGTCGTCCTCGTCAGGGGTGAGGGGGGTACCGGTTAAATCCGATATCAACTTAATTGTCCTCGCCCGCATCTCTATTTCTTGCTCGGCAGTCAGAGTCGGCAGAGCTTCGGCAGCGTTAGCCGGGAGAGGAATGTTTTCTTCTATCTCGGGGACCAATACGTCCATCTGCATAATATATATCAATTAAAACAGTATGGAACCAAAAAGACAACCGGGGGGGTTTTATATTTAGGGGGGTGGGGGTCGGTCTGACCTAATTTTGAAAAATGTGATGTCGTTTGTGTGGAGTCGAGTGTAGAGGTGGCATAGGGGGGTCTCGAACTGACAGCGTGGGGGTGGGTACGGGTGGGGTGTCGCCTGTCCGGTTTTCGCCTTTTCGCTGCCCGCCTCATCCAACCTAGTAGCGTATTAGCTAATACGCTGTAGCGAAAATACCACTAAAAAAGTTTTAAATATTGGGAACTATCGGAAACCCGCCTTGTCTAATTCTATGAAACCGGCGCAAACCCGCGCCGCTAACTGAGGATCGAAAAGATGAACAACCAGACCGAAATTTACAACATCATTCTCGCCAACCTGAACACCATCGCGACGGGTGGAATCTCACAGGCTCAAGCCTACGCTGACTTGCGCTGCACTGTCCCGCTACTGTTTGAGGTGGATACGACACAAGCGGAGATCGACAAGGTTACCAAGTCTGCTGAGTGGGTCGCGTTCGATACTGAGGCGCGCGCTATTTTCGCGCAGGCTTATTTCAACGCGCCGCGCCTTGTGCGCCTGTCCGATGACAAGACTGTAGAGCCAGTGGCGGTGAGTGCCGAGACCCATCCGGAAGACTTTAATTATGATACGTGGGCGATGGACAACAAGGCGGCAAAAGAATTGCTATCGTTCAACGGCGCGAAAATCCGCAAGGCGGCGCAAGACTATGTGCGGGTCGCATTTCGACAGAATGTAACCAAACTGATCCCACGCGCTAGCGATGCGCCTGAGGCGGGAGACGGCGCCACTAAGTCTGAAACCCTACCCGACCCGACAGGTACGCTCGCGCTAGTCACTGAGGCGCTGCAGATTCTGTCCGAGAAAAACCCGACAGGTGCGCTCGCCTTACTTAACGGGTTAGATGCTCTTGTTAAGGCGGCGCGTCCCTACGTCTCGCAAGGCAAGCCAATCGCCACTAAGTAACCCGACAGCGTATTACTTAATACGCCACGCCCTGCCCCGAGCAATCGGGGTGGGGCTTTTCTGTGCGCGGTCGATCTCGCTCGATTCGGTCTCGCTCCGCGAGACC